TAATCATTTGCATAATTCGGGGATCTTTCAATGCTAATATTCCAATCTCCGATGGAACCTTCTCTCCGATGATACCTCCCGTTTGCGTGTAAACTATTTTAATCATCACTTTTCCCTTTCATGTATTTTTCTGTGACTTTTTAACGCAAGTTCACTCCTGCAAAATTTTCCACAAACCTCACACGTAAATATTTCTCCGGTAAAACCTTCCGGTACGGAATAAGGTTGTATCTTGACATACCCCTTGTCCGTCATAAATCCGTCCCTTTCTAAAAAAGGCCGCTGGTTGCAGTATCCGCACCGCATATCTTCCCATTCGGCGTTAGGGTGAAACGGCGGGTCATAACCGTGGAAAGTATCCGGAGACCTGAACATCTTGCCCCGCATCGGAACAGACATATTACCCGGTCTTGCTTCGGCTATAATCTCGTTACATATTTCACAAATGACTTTCACAGTCCGCCTCCAGTGGTTGGCTCAAACTCCAAGTGTTAAATGAACGCTTCCGTTCCATAGACGTCCGCCTTTCTGGTAATCAGGCGTTTCGCCAAGGCACAAAAACAATGGCGTGAGATTATATTTATCACAAAGTAATGAAATAATCGAACTTATTTTTTCACAGGCTTCTTCTTTATCGTTTTTTATATTTTCGTTCATGTCACCTCCTTGTTCATTCCCGGTCCTCTATCACTTCTTCCGGTTTTGATAGTGCTTCCTGATAAGGGTCATGCTCTGATAATGGCATTTTCCCCACCTCAAACTGCTTGCCTGGTTGCCCTGTTACAGTCCTGCCCATCCTGAATCCGAAATAAATGAAACCCGCTGCAAATAAAGCGCCACCTAGAACATAGCATAATAGTTCAAATCCTGTCAATCCTGTCAATCCTGTCATGGTTGTCCCTCCCACCTCAAACTGCTTGCCTGGTTGCCCCGTTACAGTCCTGCCCATCTTAAACCCGAAATGAATAAAAACCGCTGCAAAAAAAGCGCTTGCTAAAACGTGACTTTTTTTCTTGCTTCAACGACAGCTCCAATGAACCATCTCCACAAACGTAAATTTTGCTGTGCCCCAGCATATTTAATCATAACATACTACTATGTTTAAATTTTATCAAATACTTTTAATACTTTTATGGCACCCGGTCATAAATCAAACCCATGTCCCTCTGTCCGTATCCCATAGCCTTCTCAAATGCGTCCATCTCTGACGCAACATAATTTCCCAATTCCTCGTCTGGCTGCTTCTTCTCCAAGGCATCAATTATAACGGTGGAAAGAGGTTTCAAAACAAGTTTTGTATCATCAAAATTCATCGGCCTTGCCATCGCCAAAAGACAAACAGAATCGTAGCAATTATGTGAAACTAAGCCACCTTCTATTACAAAGGCGTGTGGGTAAGGAATGCTAAAACAAAATACATCTGCTTTATCCGCCGGCTTGACCCAGTTTACTTTTACGCCATTTCCAAATAGCAGCCGATGAACACTTCCTTGAACAAAATTTCTGTCTAGATCCTTTTGTAACGGAAAACTTTTCTCCACATTCTCCGCAAATTCTTTCCTCACATCCAATTCCTTGCTGCCATCTCCATCTATCGGCGCAATGTCGTGAACAGTATTTTTGGTATGACTTAGCCATAAACTCTTTATTACAGAATTTGCATAGCTTTGGTATTCGCTGGGTAAATGCATACCGTCAATGTTTTTCAAAGTGTTCTTTATGCCATTGTTTACCAACTTCACTTCTATGCCACCGTTTGGCTCCTTCATGGTTCGCCTTAATCCAGTTTCTGTGATCAGCCGTGGAGGAGTGGAGTGATAAATGGCTACTCCCAACAAGTAAGTTAAGGTTTTCAATTTGGTTATTAGATCGGTCGCCGTCCCTATGGTGAACGTGGCAACCTTTTGGAATAACCCCATGATACCATTCCCAGACTGCCCGATGTAATCGTTTACCATATCTTTGGTAGTAAAAACCGCATTTCCAATAAGACTTCTCATCAAATTCTTGCGCTGTTTTAGATAGGACGTTAACTCGCATAACAAGCCCTCCACATTTTCTTTTATAATAATATGGCATTCTTCGTTTGTCAAGTCCTTTGCCTCTATCCAACAACCTTGTTTGTTTAATATTTTGTGGTCGGGCGTGCATTTAATTGACCTACCATTACTAAGTGATATTTCAACAATATCGGCTTTTTTTCTGGTCATCCAGCAGCGATCATATTTTACATATCCATCCGGCGTTAAAACTTTACCATTTGTCCCAACCAGTTCACGGATCGGGAGTAATCCCTTATCTGTATAAACCTTTGTATCACCGTGCAGGCAATGATCTTCGCCTGTTGTGTCAATATCCTCTGGATTGCTGGGCAGCGCTGAAATGGCAGGTATGGTTCGGATAAAATGTATGCATGACTCAAAAACCTGTAACATAGGCCTCCCGCAAACCTCGCCTTTCTCGTCTCTCGGAACCATTAACCTATTTCTAAACTGGCGAATTTTTAACTTCCTGTTGGCATCTCCCGCTGTCAAAAACAGGTTCCTGTTAGAAAAAATCTCTGCCGTGGACGGCCCCTGCCCCCCTCCCCTGTAATCCGGTTTTTTCTGGAAACAATCAGGCCCCGCTATTCTCTGAACAACATTTAAAATACCCATCGCCTGCTCCCTGGTATTAATCCCGTCAGCGACTTCAATATCGGTTAGTCTTAACCCCTTATTCTGGTTGCCGTCCCATCCATACCATTCACTGAACATGATCATACGTCCATCCTGATCTATATAAAACCAACAAATACTGAATGGCGCACCAAAACCCCAGTCAAACGTCATATAAATCGGAGCGCCCGCGGGGACGGGATGGTCTTTAATAACATGGTAGTCGTAATAAAAATCAAACGCCTGCCCGATAAATATGTCCCAGTCACCCTTTAAATAAGCCGTCCTGTAAGGCTCAGGCAACGCCTCCAACCTTGAACGATATCCAGGGTCGGTAAGTGTCAAGGTAGGATTGTCTTCAAGTAAAGCAGGAATATACTGCCTCAACATCCCTCCTTCCGAAACCGGCGCTCTCTTGATTTCCATCGGACGGGCGTAATCCACCCATCTCGCCCGGCAAAAAGTATGCCCCACGCCACCAGGGTTAGAAGCACAGTAAATCCCAGGAACCTTGTGCTTAAACTCCTCCGGAACCGGCAAGGTGCATCGAACACGACCCCTCAAATAATCGTACTGAAATTTTGAGAAGGTCGTAAGCTCGTCAATCAAAAGAAGATGTATCTCCGCACCCTGATACTGAAAAACATCCTGCTCGTACTGGCAATGACAAAAATGCAACATAGACCCGTTAAAAAACTCCCACCTTCTGGCCTGACTCTTATATTCACCCAAATCCTTCGGAAACTCTCCCTGCGAAGAAATAATGTGGTTCTTCTCCAACTCCGGAAATGTCCTACGAAATAAATATATCTGCAACCCCGGTATCGTGCAAGCCCACCTTAACCCTTCTGCCCTCAATGCTCTACTCTTGCCCGGACCTGCAGCGCCTCCGAAGAGAACTTCGTTGGCACACGTCTTATGAAACAACACCTGTTTCGGATGCGGTACGTAGGTATCAACTAACTTCCCATCCTTTATCCCCGTCTCTGTGTTAAACTTGTTCATAAAAAAACCTTTTATTTTTGAAAATGTGGGGAGGGGGTATGATATTCAGGATTTCAATACCCCGTTTTTCTCTGGCAGGGGGGGACGACTTTTTCCGGGAATTAGCCTTGCTGTGTGTGTACATCCACCCTCTCCCCTTGTCTTACGTCAGTGTACTATAAGATATATTATGTCTCCTTGCACATGCTGTATTATCAGATACTTACATGGTGGAACGTAAAAAAGACAATGTTATGTCAACTTGTCGAGGCATCTATTATACCTCCCGCGTTGATATCCTCCACTTTGACGTTTTTTAGCTCACTGGGCACTGGATCCGGCGCGGGCATCTGGAAATTGATTACAGCTAAATGGCTGGTTGTTTTGCCCGTCTCCAGCCGCTCCTTGTCATAGAGCTGCGCTACAGCGAGGATACGAGACCCCAAGGGCGTCTTTTTAATATCTTCGTCAGTTATACTTTTAATTAGTCTATGCTGCAAGCCGGAAAAAATTGCGGCACGGTTTGCAATGAAATTATCAACTTCTTCTTTAATTAATCCGTAACGTTGCAGAGTGTTAGATACGTGGAAACGGTTAGTCTTAGCTACTGCTGCTATTTCATTATTGTTTAGAGCTGGATTTTTTTGTCTTATATCGATTATTTTTTTTTGCAGCGCGGTAGGTCTTCTATTGTTGATTCTTTTTTCTTTCTTTTCCGAAGAAGGCATCATTAATGCTCCTGATCTAACCCATGTTGACACATTTTTCCGCAATCGACTTGTCCGTTATTAAGTAGATGTAATAATTAAGTTTTCTCTCAGGGCATATCGTCGGGACTACCATGTAGCTCCTCGCTGTCTGTCCCAGCGTGCCATCCGGCCTCCATATTGCCGCCGACCTGTTACTTCCCGGTCAACCGATGTTTCTCCGGGCTCTAGGTTCCCGTTTTTTCCGTTACCCCGTGACTTATTCTACCTGCGCGGGCGATCGGGGTGCCGGGTATATCAGCACCCACCCTGGTTTATCCTTATGTATATATAATTGAGTCCACATTACTCTTTTTTTTACGTGGACAATGCCTTAATAATTATTCCTGATGCCGGGCAACCTCCATGCTCCAGGAAAAAGTTTGATAAATTATCTCCATAACATGTCCACTTGTCTGACCCTTTATTTTTACAGAGTTTAACCTGTTTTGCAACGCTATCAGGGAGACAACACTTCTCACACACCAACAAAAAATTTTCTGTTTCTGAAATTAATGTCTCCATTATGGCTCCTCGCTGATTAACTACCCTTATACTCTTTTTTTTTACTTTATCAAACATTTTTTTGTTTATCAACAACCTTCCAAAAGCGTGTAGCGTGCAAGCTATTGTTATTTAAAGCAATTCAACACTACCTGTTGGGTATTTTCTTTTTTATATAAAAATAATAAAAATAACACTTGACATATATTAAATAATGTATATATTAGTAACAAGAGAACAAAATAAAAGGAGGTTTACAATGAATTTTTTAATAAGACAGTTTCCGGATGATTTGCACAAAGCGTTGAAATTAATTGCAGTTAAAGAAGGGAAGCCACTGTATCGGGTAATTATTGAGATACTAACCAGGACGATTGAAAAGGATAAGAATAAAACATTATAGGAGGTAATATGCGAAGAATAAACAAAATGAAAAACGATAGAACCCGGAGTGTTGATTGGAAGGGAATTGTTGTTGATTCTCTTTATCTTCGCGATGGAGGTATTTGTCAATTATGTAAAAAGTCTCTTAGTAATGATGATCTTTTTGAAATAGATCACATAGTAAAGAGGGCAGACGACGGCAAAGATACATTAATGAATTTAAGACTTGTCCATCTTGCCTGCCATAAAAAACGTCATGCTCGTAATTTTACAGAATTAACACCATTACCGATAAATTATGATGATTATTATGATGATGATATCCCGACAATGAATGTTAATTTTAAAAAATTAGCTCATTTGCAGTTATTAAAGGCACTAAAACATGGGTTATCGAAAACTAATAAATTAAAAGAAGCTTGTACCTCATGCGGAATAACTTTTGACCAGGGTAGATATTATCTACAACTTTATAATCTTGATTGGAAAGAATATAACTCTTGGGATCTGGATAAGCTTTCAATAAAACAGCCACAAGCCCTGACCAATCAGCGGCCGGCGCGGAAGGCGAGGGAAATGAAAATTAAAGTTGTTACAGAAACAAAAGGCGATGAATCAGGTACATCGGTTGAGGAAAAGTGGTTCCGGGCAGAAAATAAATCTCTCGATAGATACATAAAAAGAGAACTAGATACAGGGCGGATCGGAACTGTGACAGAATACGATTCTTACAAGAATATCATAAGAGGATATAATATCTATTAATAACCACAACATGGCTGCGCTACCGGCACGACGGGCGAAGGAGAAAGTTATGAAAAAGGAAATATACAAGAATCGAAAAGAAGCAAAAAAAGAAATGGGATTCCAACACATTGAAGAATGGACGGAGGAAATGGAGGAAACGGAACGACCCCCGGAAGGGTACGAAAACGAAAGAAGACTTCTCGCTTGGGACGATCGCGGCGAGAAATCGTGGTACAACTTAATTTTTGAAAACCGGGAAACCGGTAAAATTACTGTACTTTTCCCCGATTAATCAAAAAAACAAGGTTGCCCGGCGCCTGAAGCCGGGCAAAGGAGAAAAGAAAATGAAAAAGATTAATTATATTGTGGTTTTAAGACTTTCTCTTGATTCTGTAAAAGACATTCCGATACCCGATTCTCCCGAAACATGGCCCTGGGCGGAATTAATTGGTGAGAGAGTAAAATTACTTGCTTGTCAGAAGGAGAGGAAAAATGTTAGAAAATAAATGGACTCTAAAGATAAAGCAACTACAAGAACGCATAGACTACCTGGAGTCGTGCCTCCGGGCTGCTGGTGACAATGTGCAAGAGAATC